TGACAATGTTGTTGATGTACGTCGCAGCAATCGGGTATGGCTGCAGGCCCGTGTCCAGCCATGCGGTGCGCCCCAGCGTGCCGTAGTACCAGATTTTTTCGAGGTAGTTGTAGATGACGTACTTGTCCACCACGGTGGACCCTGCGGAGCAGTAGAACCACCAGACCTCGTTAAAACCCTCATTGGTGCCCGAAAACACCTGCGCGGCTTGGTCTTGGTTGAAGTCCTCAAACACGTAGCGGCGCAAGTCGCAGTTGAGCGTCTGCACCCGGCCATCGTACATGTAGAACTTGTCCACACCCATCCAGTACACCACGCCGGAAGCCAGCGCCACGGCGCTGGGGCCCATGATTGAAATGTTGTCTCCGAGCAACTGCGTGCCCCACACAAAGGGTGGCCCAAGGTATTGGAGGGAGTACAGCGCCTGATCGGTGAACGTGACAATCTCCTGCCGGGTCTGGATGGCCGTGACGATCTTCGAACCGTGCGACAGACGTACGCTGCCCGCTTGGTTGGTAATGGCGGGGGTCCACGTAAAAGGGTCCTCCTGCTCCGACCAACGGATCAGCATGGGGTCAATCGTTGACGCGCCGTAGTCGTTGGTGCCAAAGACGATCACAAAACGAGAAGCGTCCGACACCAAAAGGTGGTTCTGAAACAGTGGCGTGTCTGCGTCTCCTGACACCGTCAGGTTGACTCCCCGGACAGTAACCCCCGCCGATGCGTCCCAGTAGTAAACGCCGCCGCCGCGCGGCCCGAAGATCAAATCCTCGCCAAAATTGAACTGGCTCCACAACTGCAACGGGATCGGGTCCGACGTGCCAGTGCCCCACCCGCCTGTGCCCCACCCGCCTGCGCCCCACCCAACCAGCGGCACTTCGTACTCGGGGCCTGTGTTGAGCTGGTACGCCGCAACAACGGCCGCGCCGCCGCCGGGAGAGCCCGACACGTCTGTGGCGTTGGCCGTGGCCGAGACGGTGATGGTGTAGGTGTTGGCATCCACTACGGTGACTTGGTGCTCTGCGTTCAGCACGCCCGCCGTGATGTTGCCGCCAAGGCCCACAGCACCGCTGAAGGTCACGAAGTCCCCGGTGAGGCAGCCGTGCGCGGTATCCGTGACTGTGATGACGCTGGAGCCCAGTGTGGCCACAAACGGGTTGTTGTTGATGGTGGGCGAGCCTCGCAGCGGCGTGATGTCGTAGTACTGCCCACCCAAATTGATGTAGAACTTCAAGTTGGTGCCCACGCCCAACAGGTTGGCCCCGCCAAGGGTGATCCAGTTCCACAACGACCGGCAAACGCCCAGATACGTGAACGCGCTGAAACGCGTCCAGCCGCCAATTTTCTCGGGATTACCCTGACGGAACCGGATTTTGTCGCACTCGTACCACCCGCCTTCGGTGGTGTAACGGGTGTTTTCCCGGTTGACCCCCGGCTTGAACAGTATCTTCTGAAGCGGCATTGTTTACCTCATGCGGTCATGGATGAGGCTGTGTCTTGGACTTCCGCCACACGGCGGCTCCAGCCTTTGCCAAATGTACCCCAGTGTTGCAAGTCCATCAAGAACGACAGGCGGCGCTTGGCGTAGTCTTCGACCAGCACCGCCGCATCAAACCCGTCCACAGCGGCCAGCGTCTTGGGGCCAATACCGCCATCAGGCTCGACGCCGACACACGACTGCAGCCACTTGGCCGCGCGGCCCGGGCCACTGTTCACGGCAGCATCAAAGACGGCGTAGTCCACACCCGCAGGCAGGTCGTCGCCCTTGATCTTGTCCCAGTACTTGGCCTTGTACATCGGGCCGACCAACTCGGGTGTCAGGGCGCGCATGGCCTTTTCGTCAACCTCGTGGCCGACCCACTCCTCCCAGACCTTCTTGGTCACGCCAAGGTTGGTCATGCCGCCCGGGTCTGCGGGGTGGTTCACAAACCCGCCTTCGTGGTGGAGGATGGCTTTGAGTGCTGCGTCAAAGTTGTCTTTCATTTTTTACCCCGCATGTCTGCAAGTTTCTCAACTGTCCGGCCACCGAAGTAGGCCAAGAAAATGATCTGCCCCCACTGGCCCAACAGTTGCACGTAGGACTCCTGTGCGTTGTACCCGTAGGCAGACATCATGGTGAACACGAAATAGGCCACGAAGATGGCAATCAGCGCCATGGGCCGGATGTTCTTGGACAGCCACGAGTCGCTACCCATGTCGGAACGCCAGCGCTCGGTGATGGATGTCTGCTCAATCTCGAACAGCTTGGTGTCGTTGGCCATCTTGGCCAGCTCACCGTCTTGCGCCATCTTGGCCAGATCAAGCTGCGCCTTAGCCTTGGCCTCGGGATCGGGAATAAGTTTGTCGATGAGCTTGCCGCCCACCTCAAGCAGTGCTGTCAATGGAAACATATCAAGCTCCTTTGGATGTGGTGATTGAGTCGTCGCCCTTGGCAACCGTTACCTTGTCGCCTTCCACAGTAACCCGCATCGGAGGCTCTTTGCGGTCCAGACGATCCAGCTTGTCGATCAGGTTCTTGATGACCTCAAACTCGGGCTTTTCCTGCTTGGGTGCTGTGCCCGCTATGCCGTTGAGCATGGAGATCAAAGCCGTGAGAGCAGCGCCCAACAAGCCCATCACCGCAGCAATCTTGTCGTTGTCCAGCACAATGGAAGCGCCCACCCCGATGGTGATGATCAGGGTGATGTAGAACAGCCCCCCCTCACCGATAGCCTTGCCCGCGACTTCCTTGGCTGAGTTCTCGGCGTGCAGCCTGTTCAACTCAACCTGCGCCTGAGCTTTGATCACGGCCAACTCGTGCTTTAAATTTTGTTCATCCATAAAAACTCCAGATTAAAACGCGGGAGCACCACACCGCCAGCCCAACAAGAAGGGCCGCTGCACAGAATGCTACGGCCCAGTCTTTCATGGCACCGTGGCGGGTGTGGTTGTGTTGGTCGTTGTGGTGTTGGTGCTGGTCACCACAGTTGGAGTAGCCGTATTGTCAGTAATGCCGCCACCAGCAAGGCGACCACTGTTGCCAGAGTTTGACCCACTGTTTGCTCCTATGCTGTACGAACCTGCGCCAATTACACCATTGCCGCCGATGGTTGTCACGTTGGCCGCTGGCGCTTGAATCTGCGAGGCGATGCCAACAAACGCTGCGTTGGTGCTGATGCCCAGAGCCGTGGCGTTATCGGACTGGCGCATACCCAAGCGGGTCTGCTTGTTGACGCTGTAGATTTGCCCAAAGGTTGGCAGCAACAGGCCCGTCCACTGCAGGGCGTAGTCAGCCCAGCTCTTGGGTGCATTGATCTGCGTGTTCTGTTGGGCGCTGCCCATCTGCAAAGACATGACAGCAGCAACTTTGGCCGTGGTGTCACCTTGCCGAGCGATGTCAGCAAGAGCCTGATACCGGGCTGTCTGGGCCGCTGCTTGGGCCTTGTGCGCGTCAGCGTATGCTTGGTACTCGGCGGTGGCGCAGCCTGTCAAAGACAGGGCGCAGAGGATGGCAAGTATTCTCATGGCTACTCCTTATGGGTGGGAAAGCTTGTACGCGTCGAACTCGGCTTTAAGTTCTTGGATGGCTTGAACCAGCACGGGGATGAGTGACTGGTCGTTGAAGCGCAACTTCTCGTCGTCTTCGGCATCGACAATAACAGGGGTGTCGCCTTCCAGCGCCAATACTTCCTGTGCCTTGAAACCGTAACGCAGCGGGCCGTGGCCTTCGGTTGCTTCACGGTCGATCTTGTAGCGGTAGGCTGTGGGCTTGAGACCAAGCACGAAAGCCAAGCCGTGCGGGACCGGAGCAAAGTCTGTTTTGTCCCGTGCGTCAGAGACAACAGTCCACGCAACTTGCACATAGGCGTTGGTCACCGCAGTGGTGCCCATGCTGATGCGATCGTTCTGGTTGGTGATGGCAAAGACCGGCGAGATAGCCGACCCACTGGTTAAACCCCCAACGGCAATGTTGCCCGCACCGGTTGTGACCGCACGCATTGACGCACGGCCGATTGCCGTGTTGTTGGATGCTGTGGTGCCCGTGTACATTGCGTCGTACCCAATGGCGACGTTGCTGTTGCCTTCCGTGATGGAGTACAACGATTGGAAACCCCATGCTGTGTTGTATCCGGCAGTGGTGGCTGTGAACATCGACGCGTAGCCGCCAGCGGTGTTCTGCGGAGCAGAGGTGCTGGACCACAGCACTTGGTAACCAACGGCGGTGTTCGAGCTACCGTTACCGTTAAACGCTGCTTGATGCCCAATAGCGGTGTTACCGCTGGCCGTGGTTAGGTTTTGCATTGATTGCTGGCCAACAGCAGTGTTGAACGTGCCCGAAGTAACACCGTTCAGCGCCAGATAGCCAAACGCTTGGTACCCACCCGAAGTGTCTTGCTTGCCGTACACGGTGCCCACCGCTGAAGGTGTGGCCACTGCGGGCGTTGTCGAAATGTTGCCAGACCCCAGCAGGCTGGTGCTGTTGATGGTTTTGATGTTTGTGCCGGACACCAACGTCTCTTGCGCCGACAGCGCTGTGCGTGCGTTTGCTGCTGTGGTAGAACCCGTGCCCCCAGATGTGATGGGCAGTGCTGTGCTCAGCGCCAGCGAGGTCAGGAACGTGACCTGAGCCCCAACGTCCGTGCCGTTGTTGTACACCACTGTGCGCGTGCCAGCAGGGACTGCCACCCCAGTTTGGCCAGACACCTTGACCGTCACCGTGTAGCTCGATCCGTTGATGATCAGGTATGGCTTCTGAATGGCGGGAACATTCACCGTGCCTGCAGCCGACACCGCGCCAGCGTCGATGTTCAAGCACAGAGCCCGGGCATCCTGCGCAGCGTTGGTGTTGGACAGCGTCAGGGTTGCCACGTTGGCCGTGAAGTCTGCGGCTTCCAGAGTGGCCATGCCCACGATGGCCTGCTCGATGGCGGTTCCAATGTTGGCGTTGGTCGTGGTGCCCCAGACGCCTGACTGCTCACCGTTGCCGATCAGCTCGAACTTGAGGTTGGAGAATGTGCTGGACATGTCAGTTTCCTTTTAATGCGGCGACGTCCGCCTTGAGCTGGTCGATGATAACTTGCTGCTCTTGAATGGCTTTAGCCAAAATGGCCAGCAAGTTCTGGTCGTTGAAGTACAACTTCTCTGGAGTCCCCGCGTCAATGACCACCGGGTTGTCCCCTTCAAGCTCAAGGATGTCCTGCGCTTTGAAACCGTACCGCAGCGGGCCGTGGCCTTCGGTTGCATCACGCGACTCTTTGAAGCGGTATGCAGTGGGCTTGAGTTTTGTTACAAAATCCAAGCCGTGCGGAACCGGGGCAAAGTCCGTTTTGTCTCGGGCATCTGACACTACAGTCCACGCAACCTGCACGTAGGCGTTTGTAATCGCCCCCGTACCCATGCTGATGTAGTTGCTTTGCGTCGTAATGTTAAATACT